AGATGCAATTGCTTCTAAAAAGGAGGGTTCATAATGGCTTACTTTTTTAAATGCAATGATTGCAACTATATTGAGACATTTAACGATCAATTTAACATTCCCCAAAAGGCTTTGGAGGGATCACTTAACGACTATGAAAGCGTTATTTGCTCAGGTTGTGTAACTAAGAAAATAAGACTAAAAGGTAACTATATAATAATTGAAAGGAACAAATAAAATGATTACATATAATTTAACTCTTGAAGATATGCCTAGCAGAAATAAAAAGCTTTCTAACATTGCTAAGGTACAAAATATGAAATCTCTTCGCAGTCATAATGCAATAGCTAATCAGTTTGTTATTACTTTGCAGAATGGTATAGAAGTATTTCAAAGCTATAATTCTATTATTGCAGTTAAAGCAAATAATGAAATCTACCTTGATCAAAATAGGTGGAACTATTCAAGAACTACGGGAAAATATAGAAATATATTTCTTAATGAATATACAAAAGAAACTAGAAATAAAATAGATAATGGAACTTATGCAATGGTTGATTTAAACAAGTAACAAACCAAACAAACTTCCTCCCCAAAACGCCTTAGATTAGTTTCTAGGGCGTTTTTCTTTGGTGTAGTCTAATATATAGTTAAAGCGTTGTTTCTGTTGTGTAATCGTGTTTGGTGGTGTTTGGGTATTTGTTCGCAATGCCACGATAAAAAGCAATAGTTTGGGTTTTAGTTGTATAACTAACCTAGCCACTAGGGGTGAAAAATGTCGGTCTAATTAAAATATTCTTCCGTATGATCATCAAAGGAATTATAGCAAGGTAAAAAGTTGGTACGGCTTGCCTTTGGTACTAGATCGCTATTCGTTGCATCATTGATGGGAAATAAAGATATTTAAGTTTAGGGGCATAGAAGAGCCACTAGGGGTATACCCGTACCTGTTAGCAATATCGCCATATTTTTATCTGTGTGAGTTACTTGTACAAGTTATTTGCACCCTTTAGGGTATCCCTGTAGGATACGCTGGGGGTTATAGGTGTATCTCCCGGAGGTGTTACTCCGATTATATCCATTCTGACAGAAAAGTCAAGACATTTATGCCAAAATTATTTTTTATTTGACATTAAGGTATTCTGTACGTATAATCTTTGTATCAAGACCAGTTTCGAGCAGCAGCAATCAAACATAAACTCGTGCTTTGGCTCAAGCTGAAAGGTTCTTGACACATTTTAACTAGAAAGAAAGACTATGTTTGAAGCATTTGTGCTAGTATGCCTATGGGGAGTTCCTGAATCGTCAAGAAGTTGCCAACAATTGCAAGACTTAAGAGGTCCTTACGCCACAATACATGAATGTGAAGTAAGAGTAGCAGGTATAGCACTAGATGTAAGAAAAAACTGGTCAGCAGTGTACACTAAAGGCTATCGTTGCCATGAATTTATTACCACAAACAAACAACACACGTGAAATATCACCCCAACAAGAAGAATTCCTAACCAATCTGTTCGAGAACGGTGGCAATGTCACCGACGCAGCGTTAGCAGCGGGCTACTCAAAGGGCAGCGTAACGTGGTTAAAGACCAGTTTAGCCGATGAGATAATCAATCGCACAAAGAACATACTGTCTATGCACGCTTTTAAGGCTGCTACACGGCTAGTAAGCACAATAGACAACCCAGTACCCGAAAGAGGAGACGACCTACGCTTCAGGGCTGCAGAATCGCTTCTAAACAGGGTTGGTCTGGGAAAACAGGAAACAACTAACGTAAATGTACAGGCAGTTCACGGAATAGTTCTGTTGCCGCCGAAGAAAGAGGTAGTAATCGATGGGTAAAAACAAATATGCAAACGATCCTCAAGCATCAAGATATCAACAACCACGTAAAGCAGGCAGTGGGGATGCTTTAATGAACACAGCAGGAGGATTATTAGGAGCAGGTGGAGCATACGTAGCTAAAACTTACTATGACTTATTTAAAACTCAAGCTGAACTTATGAAAGATGGTAAGGGGCATAAGGTTAAAAGTAAACCTAGAATGGGAGTCACTCCTAAAGACCTTTCGATAAAAGGTGGCTCAGGACCTAAAGGTAAACGACTTAAAAGAATATAAATGACCGATGCACCAAAGAGGGGTCGCCCTAAGAAAGACCCCGAAGCACCAAAGCAAAGATATTTCCTGTCTGCTGCAGAAAAAGCAAGGCGACAGACACAGAAGAGATTGCGTGACGCTAAGAAGCGTGCAGAAAAAACAACCAAAGTAGCAGAAAGTAAAAGAAGATATGCCAGAAAGCTTGAAGAGAAAGTTGGTAAGGTTGAGAAAGCTCTTAAGGGAGATGCAACTACCGTTATCGATACAGGGGAGTTGGCAAGCCTTCCTCCACCTGTCCAAGAACTTGTTGGAAATCGGGAAGTTGTGTTTCAACCGAATGAAGGACCTCAAGAAGAGTTTCTGTCGTCTAGTGAAAGAGATGTACTCTATGGAGGTGCTGCTGGTGGGGGCAAATCTTTCGCCTTGTTGGCAGACCCCCTTCGTTATTGCACTAATCCTAATCATAGGGGTCTTCTTCTCAGGCGTACTCTTGACGAACTTACTGAGTTAATAGACAAGTCACGACAACTGTACCCCAAAGCGTTTCCCGGTGCAAAGTTCAGGGAGTCAAAGTCAACGTGGCACTTCCCATCTGGAGCAACCATTTGGTTTACCTATCTAGACAAAGACAAAGATGTAACCCGATTTCAAGGACAAGCTTTCAACTGGATAGGGATAGACGAAATAACCCAATACCCAACACCTTACGTGTGGGATTACCTGAGATCAAGATTGAGAAGCACCGACCCAGAGTTACAAAAGAGTTTGTATATGAGGTGTACTGCCAATCCGGGTGGAATCGGTGGGTGGTGGATTAAGAAGATGTACATCGACGTAGGTGAACACAACAAACCGTTCCCTGCAGCAGATGTCGAAACAGGCAGACCTTTCTTCTGGCCGCAAGGACACGAAAAGGAAGGTCAACCTTTGTTCTATCGTAGGTTCATCCCTGCGAGACTTACGGACAACCCGTTCCTTATGGCAGATGGACAATATGAAGCTATGCTTCGTTCACTACCTGAAATAGAACGGAAGAGATTACTCGAAGGGGATTGGGATGTAGCCGATGGCTGTGCCTTCCCAGAATTTAGCAGAGCAAAACATGTGGTCGAGAGTTTTGAGTTACCTACCAACTGGCCCCGAATACGTGCCGCTGACTACGGGTATGCAAGTCCTTCTTGTGTCTTGTGGGGTGCTATTGACTGGGATAACAATATATGGATTTATCGTGAACTGTACGTAAAACAGTTGACAGCAGAACAATTAGCTGATAGAATACTAGAAGCAGAGCAATTAGACCCTCTACCTCACTATACAGTACTTGACTCATCCTGTTGGAATAAGACAGGGTTTGGTCCTTCTATAGCAGAAACAATGATGAGATGTGGTGTTCGTTGGACACCGTCTGATCGTAACAGAATACAAGGTAAGATGGAAATACATCGTAGGCTTGCAGATGACCCAAGAACAGAAGAACCTAGATTACGAGTGTTTTCTAATTGCAGCAACACTGTCAAGCAATTGGCAGCAATTCCTCTTTCCAAAACTAACAGCGAAGACGTAGACACTAAAGCAGAAGATCACGCATACGATGCTCTAAGATATATGTTGATGACAAGGATGACAGGGTATGCAGCGATTCATCAGACGCTTAATGGCATCAAGGCTCAGGTCTATCAGGTGCAAAATGAAACATTCGGATATTAAAGTATGGCTGAAGAAATAAAATTAACTAAAGATATGAGTATCCTAGATGTTTTTAAACTCGTCGAGAGGGATACCGTCAATGTTACAAGTGAAGATGCACAAGGCAATAGAACCACACAGAAGAAACGTAATCCCACGCTAAAGGCTTTAGAAAAAGCAGGACTAACTATGGACAGTCCTTACTCTGCATTACAAAATGAAGAGTTCTTAAAAAATTTAGGCAAGGTAGGATCAGAATCTAACTTTACAAATTTAACCACTATTGAAAAAGCGTTTAAAAGAACATGGAATCGTAGAGGTGAAGGTGCGTACCCATTTAAAGATGTCTTTGGTGCTGGAGGTATAGCGAGAGACCCCGACTTAAAGATAAGCAAAGCAGATCAAGCCAGAAAAACTAGAGTATTTAAGGAAGTTCCTGAAGCACAAATATCTTTGAAGAAGATAGTAGAAGGTATATCTAAAATAGAAGATGTTGAAACTCGTGCTGCAGTATCCTTTCAATCTCTTGTGCCTTTGAGACCCGGAGAAGTTCACAGTCTTAGCGTAGACGATATAGATTTTGAAACTGGTAGAATATCAGAAGAGTTTAGAAGAATACATAAGATAAGAAACCCAGTAGAGCTACCAGAAGTGGCTATGTCTATTTTAAAAGCTCAACGAGTAAAGAATAAAACTGGTAAGTTGTTTTTAACAAGCACTGCTAAGATGTCTAGTGCAGTAACAAAACATGTTCAACCTCTGTTTGTTGACTTTGAAAAAGCTATGGGAAGAAAGATAGCTGGTTCTGCTGATATAAGAAAAATTGTTCCATCTATTATTGTATCCGAATTAGGCTACAAAGAAGAAGCAAAAAAGATAATGGGTCATGCTTCTTATGACGACATTATTACAGACTTAAATGACATTCAAGGTAGACACTACGTATCACCTATAATGGGCAAAGTAGGTAGCTCACCTAAAATGGCTTTGGCATCATTACAGAATATGTATGCAACTGTTCTAGAGTTAGAAACAGTAAATAGTTTAGGTACAGAATTTAATTTAAAGCTTCCAGACCTAGAAGAAGTAGGCTCTGTAAAAATACAAGTTATACCCAAAGGTGGTGATATAGCAGGTGATGTTCGTACTAATACAATTTTAACTGATGAAGATTTAGGCTTAATTGAGGAACGCAAAGAAACACGGAGATCCAAACTAGAAGCCGATAAAGCAGAAAATGAAGCAAAAAAAATTCGAGCAGACATAGAGAAAGAGAAGAATTGGGCAGAGTTAGCTGAAGAAAGAGAAAAGAATAGAGAGTCTAGGGTTTTAGAAAAGCTCGATGAAGCTGACTATAGAAAAGCAGAACGAATGAAAAGGGATGATGCTAAAAGAACTCAAGATGCAAAAGATAATTTAACTGAACTAGAAAAAGAAAAAGCCTTGTTAAAAGAGAAGATGGGCAACACACGAATGTTTGGTAAGTTCTTAGGTGCAGGTGGATTGTTGATCTCATCTCAATTTATAAAACCAGATTTTACTGCGGCACAAGCAGCTAACATAGAAGCACAAGGCAGTGATGATGATAGTTTTGAAGCTCGCATGAGGAGAGGAGCTAGTGATATACTAGGACCTAATGTTGCTGCAGGAGTTGAAGCAGGAGCAAAGTTTCTTGATCCGGGATTCCAAATGGCTGCAGAACTTGGCCCTGAAGCTATCAAAGAAACATTTGGTACGACAGATGTTGCAGATGCCACATTAACTAGTGATCCAGACAGACAATTTAAAACTGGTGATCAAATACGTGCTGATCAACAAGCTATGCAAGATAAAGCTGACCAACAACAATACAGAGGGGAAGTTTCTCCTCAAGTTGATGATGAGTTAGCAATTCAAAAACAAATGAACATGAAGAAACGAAGTGAAGATTTTGGCAGAGAAGCCGAAAAAAAGAGCCAACTTACGTTGGAACAACAAATAGAAACTCTACTACAAGAAAAACAAGGGGGAGCAAATTATGCCCAACAATGATTATAACTACAGTGCTTCATTTATAATGGGTTCTGATAAAACTTCGGTTAATGACCCTATGGGATCAAATCAATTAACCAGAGAAGGAATGGACTTTGATATGTCAAATAACGGTAACAATGAGTTACAAGTGGACATGCCAAAGAAACAGTCTAAACCAACAGTAGAAGCATCTCTGTTTAAAATGGCTGACGATAAAAATTATTTTGGCTAGGAGTTAATATGGCTGACAACTTTCTCCAGCCGCCTGATGAAACGGTAGCTGCAATAGAAAACCCTGAAGAGAACCTTCCGGGAATAGCTGGTCACGTACGATCTAAATTTGAAAGTGCAGAAAACGGTAGGTATACCCATGAGCAAAGGTGGCTCACTGCATATAAGAATTTTAGAGGTATCTACGACACTAGCACTCAATATCGTTCTTCAGAAAAATCTCAAGTTTTTGTACGTATAACAAAGACTAAGGTTCTTGCTTCTTTTGGTCAAATAACAGATATTTTATTTGCCAATAAGAACTTTCCGATTAGTGTTGAATCTACTCCTGTGCCAGAAGGCATAGCAGAGTTTGCTCATCTTAAAACTCCACTAGATGATGCAATGCAACCTCCACCTGATCCCTACGGGTTTGATGGTGATGGCAGACAAGTTCAACCCGGAGCTATGGATTTTTTAGGAGGTCTAGAACAGAAGTATGAAAATACTCCTATAGAAGAAGGTCCTGCTAAATTAGGAGAACCACAAATTAATCCTGCACAAGAAGCAGCATTAAATATGGGGAAAGAAATACAAGATCAGCTACTAGACACAAACGCAGTAAATGTTTTGCGTACATCTATTTTTGAACAAATACTTTTAGGAACAGGTATTATCAAAGGCCCTATGATGAAGAATAAAAGGATTCATAAATGGTCTAGAGGTGAAGATGGAGAAAGAGTGTATACTCCGTATGATATGGTATGTCCAGAAATTCAACCAGTATCATGTTGGGATTTTTTTCCTGATCCTTCAGCTACAAATATTGATGATGCTGAGTACGTGATTCAAAGACATCGTATGACAAGACAGCAGTTACGAAATCTTGCTACTTATCCTTATTTTAATATTGAAGCTATAGAAGATGTTATTGCTCTAGGAGCAAACTATCAAGATAAATACTATGAAGATACCATCAGAGATGATGAGACAGAGCCAAATTATAACACAAATCGATATGAAGTATTAGAATATTGGGGTGTTATGGACAGATCATTTATCGACGAAGCAGGTGGAGAAGTAGATGATAGTATGTCTGACATGCAACAATTGCAAGTTAATGTATGGGTGTGTGGTGGCGAAGTAATTAGATTTGTACTTAATCCGTTTACTCCTGCTAGAATACCTTTTCATGTTTTTCCATATGAGATAAATCCTTATCAAATGTTTGGTGTAGGTGTTCCTGAAAACATGGAAGATGCACAACTTCTTATGAATGGTCATATGAGAATGGCTATTGATAACTTAGCACTTGCAGGTAATCTTGTGTTTGATGTGGATGAAGCAAGTTTAGTTCCCGGACAGAACATGGACATCTTTCCCGGAAAGATATTCCGAAGACAGTCTGGAGTAACAGGTACTGCAATCAACGGTCTTAAGTTTCCAAACACTGCCCCTGAAAACATACAGATGTATCAGATATCTAGGCAATTAGCTGACGAAGAAACGGGTATACCTTCTATTATGCACGGACAAACTGGTGTTAGTGGCACAGGGCGTACGGCTGCAGGTTTATCTATGTTAATGGGTGGAGCTAATTTATCTTTAAAAACAGTTATAAAGAATATAGATGATTATTTACTCAAGCCACTGGGAGAAGCATACTTTCAATGGAATATGCAGTTTAACGAAAGATCACCTGACATTGTAGGTGATTTACAAATTAAACCTAGAGGAACTTCTGCTGTTATGCAGAAAGAAGTAAGAAGTCAAAGATTAACAGCACTATTACAGACTGTGTCAAATCCTATGCTTGCTCCTTTTGTTAAGATACCAAATCTTATTAGGGAACTTGCTATATCTCAAGATATTGATCCTGATAGTCTTGTTAATGATGAAAATCAAGCAAAAATATTTGCAGAAATATTAAGAGGTTTAAATGAGCAACAACAACCACAAACCCCTGACCAATCTCAAACCCCTGCTGGACAACCCAGCGGCATGGCAGGCTCTGGAGGACTTCCTCCTCAACCAACAGACGGTAGTGTTCAGGGCGTTGACAGCGGCGATATCGGAGTCGGAGCTACGCCAGTTGCAGGGGAAAGCGGCTTTACTGGAAACCCTCTTGGCACTCAACAGTAAGTTTAATAAGGAATAAAAAAACTTATGAAGGTTTTACCACCAGAAGAAAGAATTGATATTAATAAGTCTCTTGATAATATAGAGCTATTCGACAGTACAAAAAAGAAAAGCACTGCTGACTTTTACAATTCTCTTCCTCCTGATGCAAAGTTTCAATTTTTTCAAGATGGAACTAGTGGTTTTGTAGATAGTAGGGGTAACAAGTATACACCCCCACCATCTATAGATGATCGAGGTAGAAGTATATCTTCTAACACAGATATTATTGAGTATAACAGACTTAATACTTTAAGTTCAGGTACTTCATCGGGCAATGTAGCACAAGGTAACGAAACTGTTGACTCTTCAACTACTGGTGAATCAGGATCAGACTTTCTTACTAACGTTGGAGGTGCTGGTGCTACAACCTTTGATTACGACTTAAGTGAAGCCGATCTACTAGAAGCTGTGGAACTTAGGAAAGCGGCATATGGTGAAGATGTACAGATACAAACATCCAGCACTACTAATGCTGCGGGAGAAGAAGAAAAAACTTTTCTTGAAAGAACAGGCGACAGACTGTATGAAATTTTTGTAAGTGGCCCTGCATCTGTAGAAACAAGATCAAGTCCTGTTTCTGGCAAAACGGTAGCTACAAAAGTTCCCGGAGTTGGTGGTGTTGTAGATGCAGCTACCATGTTTAGTCCTGTTCCCGGACTAGGTACTCTCGCAAACAAAATGGGAGATAGACTTGTAGATGCTCAAGAAGCAGACACTAGGGCTGCAGTGGTTGGAATGACAGGATATGGTGCTGTTCAGGTACAAGAAAAATCAACAGGTAGAGTTATAGACTTAACTACATCACCTGCTTTTGGAAAAGGTCTTGGTCAAAGTGAAAATCGTACAGCGTTTATGAACGCTTTAGGAATAACAGATAATACATCTGTAGGTACATACGCTGAGTCTGATGTTCAAGGTCCTGTTATATTTAATGGAGTAGAGTATCCAAATATAAATGCAGTAATAGCAGTAGTATCTAGACAAGGCTACGTATCACCATTTGCTATGGAAGCAAACATACCTGCAGGAGAAGACTATGATCGTAGTAGAGTAGTTGGAGCAGGGGAAAAACGAATTGGTCTTTACGATGAAGACAGTGGAGAGATTAATTTAGGATTTGGTAGAACAGGAGCAGTTACAGGCGTTGCCTTAGACGGTTCAGGTAATTTAAATTACAAAACAGATGGCAGTGGCTTTATTATGGGCATGGGGGAAATGGTCAATACAGGTACTGGTATTGGGTTTAGTGGAAGTAGAGCAAATATTGCAGGAGCAAATGCTTTAAGTCAAGTAGAAGCACAAGATTTGTTAAATAAAATAAACAGTGGTGAAATAACATCTACTCCTAATACAACAAATTATCTTTCTAATTTAGCTTTTAGTGGAACTTTTCAAGAGGATACAAATGTTGGTTCTCCTATATTTGGAACAGTAGAACCACTTTCTCCTGTTACTGTAGAAGAATTACCATCATTCGATTCAGTAGAAGCTGTTAATCAGAGAGAAGATCAGGCTGATGCTGATACTTACCAAATGCAAGAAGCAACTCTACCATCTACTATACAACAATACAACATAAACACGGGTGATGATAATAACAACGATGATGATGGTGCTGATCCTAGTTCTATGGGGGATAGTGGATTTGGTGGAGGTGGTGGATTTGCCACTGCTATGGGAGGTAGAATCGGCAAACAAGAAGGTGGCGTAGCTAATCAACAGGGCGTATCTCAAATTGTACAAGGAGCAGGATTTATTGCACCACAAGGAAACGCTACAGAACAACAAACTATAGCAGACGATATACCTTTAGAAGCAGAGGAAGGTGACTTTATCATCAACGCACCTGCTGCTCAATTTGCAGGAAGACAAGACATTGTTACCATGATTACTGAAGCAATTGAAAGCCTTAGAGAAAAAGGTGTTGACATTCAGTACGGAAATCCTACAATACCAGTAGAGAAAAGTGTAAAATTAGCCGTATCTCGTAATGAAGTTTACATACCAAAAGCTATAGCTGAAGAGATAGGCTACGACAAATTACAAAAAATAAATAAACGTGGACAAAAAGAAGTTCAACGAAGACAAGAAGAAGCACAAAGTCAAGCTGCTCGTGGTGGATTTGTTGCAAAGGCAAAGGGAGATGTAGTTACAACCGACGAAACTCTCAAAGAAGATAAATCTAGTATGATGGGAAGTGACGAAGGTAGTTTTATACAAGATATAGGCAGGGCAGTATATCAAAGTATAAGAGATAATGTTGCAGGATTTTTATCTCCTAAAGAAACAGAGAAACAAGAATTAAAAAAGTCTGACATGCCTAAGTCTAGACCTGCTGATTTAAAAACTTCTAAAGTTGTAACTAGTAAAGAAAAACCTTTTGTTGTTACAGACCAGTATAAACCACAAGATGAATTTCAAAAAATAAGTTATGATGCTTTAAATGCAATTGAAAAACCACCAAAAGGTTTTACTAAAAGAAAAGGATATGTTCCTAGATATCAATCAGGAAAACCTTTTGAAAAAAGTGGAGTTACAATAGGCTTAGGTATTGATCTAGGACAATTTTCCCCACTAGAATTTAAAAACATGGGATTAAGTAAAGAACTTTATGCAGCTATACAACCTTACACTTTAAATGGGCATCTACTAGACAATAGAGATGGTAGAGCCACTAACGCAAAACAAGTAAGAGGTTTAGGTGCAACTAAATTACCAGAATTAAATCTTACAGACGAACAAGTTTCAGAATTAAATTTTAAAGTTTATAAATTTAAAAAGGACAAGTTTGATAAGATACACGGAAAAGACTACAAAAATTTTAATAACCCAGAAGATAAAGTATCAGCTTTTGCTATGGATTGGGGGGGAGCATTTAAAAATCCCGTAACGTTTAAGAGAATACTCAATCAAAAAGCAAACACAGAAGATGCTTTAATAGAAGGTTATATTAATAATCCAAATATTTCTAGTGTAGGTCTAGAAGCAAGTCGAGCAAAAAGATTACTAGGGTGGTACAAGAATTACAAAGATAAAAATCGTACATCCCCTCCTGAAGTAAAAATGAGACCTCCACAACAATCATCATTCCTAAGTCCAACTATGGGATAAGAATTAGTCAGCTACCCAGTAATATCTGGCCCTGACATCCGAAGCAGCTACCCACAGCCATGTGGCACTGCAATATATGAGGTAATAACAATGGCAAAACAAGTAAAAGGTGCGAGAGCTAATAAACCTAATGACTCCTTTGGAGTAATAAATAATCCAAATCTTTATAAAAACAAATACCGAGAGGAAGTTGATAAAGATGATCAGGATGAAGTAGAACAGCAAACTGAATTGGCCCCTGAAGAAGAATCTGAAGCCACGCCAAAAACTGAAAGTTTTGCATCTGTTCAAAAAGAAGGTGAAAGCGATGCCTATAAGAAACGTTATGATGACTTAAAACGTCACTATGACAAAAAACTAGACGAGTGGAAATCAGAACGTGATGCTCTGGAAGCTGCTAATAAGGTTACGGATACTGGAGTGCAAATGCCAACGACTCCCGAAGAAATAACGGAGTTTAAACAAAAGTATCCTGATGTGTACAAAGTTGTTGAAAGTGTTGCTTCAATGCAAGCAGAGCAAAGGACAGGCGATCTTAAAGAAAAGATTGACTCTCTCCAGCAACGTGAAGAAGATTTAGTTGTACAGAACGCATACTCTGAGCTTTTAACTGCTCACCCTGATTTTCAGGATATTAAAACAGATGAAAAGTTTTTAGAGTGGCTAGATGAACAACCAACTTCTATAGCAAACGGTATATACAAAAACAACAAAGACGCAAAATGGGCAAGCCGAGTATTAGACTTGTACAAAATAGATGCAGGCATATCATCTAAAAAAACTACTTCGACCAATAAACAAAGTGCTGCAGAGGTTGTAAAATCACCAAAAGCTCGTGAGATTTCAGACTCTAACAGCAACAAGAAAATTTGGAAGATGGAAGACATCGCCAGACTGAAATCGTGGGAATTTGAGAAATTTGAAAAAGAAATTGATCAGGCACGAGCAGAAGGGCGAATAACTCAATAACTAACCTCAAATAGAGGAAGGATAGAAAAATGGCTTTTAATTCAGCTTCAGGGTATCAGAACTTACCGTCAGGTAATTTTGCTCCCTCAATCTTTAGCCAAAAAGTTCTTAAATTCTTCCGTAGAGCTTCGGTTGCAGAAGATATTACGAATACCGACTATACTGGCGAAATTGAAAACTTTGGCGACACTGTTAACATCATAAAAGAACCAACACTTACTGTGTCAGCGTACACAAGAGGTTCTGTTGTTAACCCTCAAGACTTGGCAGACGATCAGGTAACAATGACCGTTGACCAAGCAAATGCTTTTGCATTTAAAATCGATGACATCGAAGAAAGACATTCACATGTCAACTTTGAAGCGTTAGCAACTTCTTCAGGTGCTTTTGCTCTAAAGAGAAAATTCGATGCCAACATACTACAGGCTATGTCAGACGGTGCAGGTATTGCAGGTGCTGACGATGCAAGTTTATCAGGTGGATTAACAACTACTAATTCAGCTTTAGGTACAGCATCTTCTCCAATTAACGTGGAAGCTGATGATGCAGGTATCAACCTCATGCTATTAATGGCTAGAGTGCTTGATGACCAGTCTGTGCCAGAAGAGAACAGATGGTTTGTTGCTCCTCCAATCTTCTACGAGAAGATGTTTCAGGCAGGTAACAAGATGGCAGAAGTACAGGTAACTGGCGATGCGTCTTCAAACCTAAGAAACGGACTTGCAACTCCGGGTACACTTGCAGGATTCAGATGCTACAAGTCTACTGCATTAAATAGTACAGCAGGTACTGACCAAGTAACATTATCAGGTGTCGCTACAGACGCTTCTGAAAACGTTATCATGGCAGGACATATCTCCAGTACTTCTACAGCGTCTCACATCGCAAAGACTGAAGTGGTACGTTCAACTGAATCATTCTCTGATGTCGTTAGAGGACTACACGTTTTTGGTCGAAAAGTTTTAAGACCAGAATCAATAGTTCGTGGCGTCATAGATTTTGCGTAAGGGAGACTAGATAAATGGCTGATTATACTATTACGGGTGCTGCCGCTGGTGTTCCACTAGGCATTAAACCTCAAATTGTCGAAGTTGTTTTAGACTTCTCTTCAACAAGCCTGACTACATCAGACTCTGTAGAAGTGTTCACTATGAACGCTAATACACTTGTTCTTATGGCAGGTGTTGAGGTTCTCACTGCAGCATCAACTGGTTCTCCAGTTCTTGACTTAGGTGACGATGCTGACGATGATTTGTACGTTGCCGCTTTAAGTGGTAGTGCTACTGGTCACGAGATCAACAACGCTGCAAAGTTCTACACTGCAGCCGACACTATTGATTTGATTGCTAATACAGCAACTTTCGATGGTAAGGTTAGAGTGTTCGCAGTTATCGCAGAACTTGGTACTGCAGAAACTGCAGCAACTTTTGCTTAAATAACTTAATCGGGAGGGCAGGGCAACTTGCCCTCTTGACAACTATGAGGTAACAATGTCTGAAAAAGGTACAATGAAAGGTCACACCATCAAAGGTGGTCAGAAACGCCCGACTAAAAAGGGTGCAGGTATGACCAAGAAAGGTGTAGCTAAGTATCGTAAGGACAACCCCGGATCAAAATTAAAGACAGCAGTAACGGGCAAGGTGAAACCCGGAAGTAAAGCTGCCAAACGTAGAAAGTCCTATTGTGCAAGAAGTGCAGGGCAAATGAAAAAGTTTCCTAAAGCGGCAAAAGACCCTAACAGTCGTTTAAGGCAAGCTAGGAAGAGATGGAAATGTTAGCACAAATTAATTTTCAAATATTTAAAATATTAAACAAGATAAGCAACAGTTTTTACAGACGATATGTACGAATGTTACATAAATCTCAAGGGAGAATCTGATGGAAAATATGGTGCTAGATGCTTGGAATGATTTATCGTACCTAGAAGGTGCGTTGTTTACTATGTGGTTATTTATTCTGTACTACGGTAAAGTATGGATTGACAGTAGATTTACTAAAAAGGGATGCACATGCTCACAGCGTTAATAGGTCCTATAGCTAATCTTGCAGGTTCTTGGATGAACAGCAAGGTAGAAAAAGTAAAAGCTGATGGTCAAGCTAAAGTAGCACAAGCCAGAGCTAAAGCAGTTGTCGCAGAGAAGGTAGCAACAGGAGAAGTTGCATGGGAGAAGTCTATGGCTGACGCTACAGACAACTCGTGGAAAGATGAATTTGCTTTGGTTGTTTTGCTTTTACCAGCGATACTAGTCTTCATTCCGTCATTTACAGAGTATGTAAGGACAGGCTTTGAAGTACTCAATACTTTGCCTGATTGGTATCAATACCTTTTATTTATAGCCGTGAGTAGCTCGTTTGGAATTAAAGGTGTAGGACAAGCAATGAAACTAATGGGGAAAAAGTGATGTCAAACATTATTGAAACAAACTTTGGTACGTTAATTAATCCTGAAAGAGTAGCAAATGGTAGTGCTTCTAGTATAGTAAAAAAGGGAGCTTTCTACATATTCTCCCTAAGACTAGATGCAAATGATATAAGAGAATATTCTTTCACTGATAGAGCTAGAGCAGAAAAGATGAGAGACATTTTAATAAGTCATCTAAAACATGCAATAGCTACAAAAGCGAGGAAAGTAAATGGCTAAGAAAAAAGGAAGTCCTAAACCAAAAAATGCCGCACTCTACTCCAGAGTAAAAGCAGAAGCAAAAAAGAAATTTAAGGTCTATCCTTCTGCGTATGCAAATGCTTGGCTTGTACGAACCTACAAGAAACGTGGTGGCACTTACGCATGAGTTTAACCAAATGGTTTAAAGAAGATTGGCGTGATGTTAAGACAGGCAAGAAGTGTGGTCGTTCTGGTAAAGATAAAAAGAAACGACCTTATCCTGCATGTAGACCAAAAGCAGTGGCTGGTAGAATAACTAAAGCTGAAGCCAAGAAGAAAACAGGACCTAAAGCAGTCAAGTGGTCTGTCACTGCATCAGGTAGAAAACGTAAGACAACAAGGAAGAAAACATGAAGTACGATCGTGATGAACTAGTTAAGATGATAGCTATCCACGAAGGAATAGTTCTAAACGTCTACCAAGATCATCTTGGCATAGATACGGTGGGCATAGGTCGTAACTTGGAGGATAGAGGTATCACAGACGGTGAGCTTTCCTACATAAATAAAACTATGGATGATATCTACGACAATGGTCTTACAGAAGAAGAAGCCTACTATCTCTGCATGAATGACATAGCTATTGTAGAAAAAGAGTTACTTGAGAATAAACCAGTTGTAAATCAACTTAGCGATGTACGACAAATGGTGCTTGTTGACATGGCATTTAATATGGGTGTTCCTCGTCTTATGAAATTTGTAAACATGTGGTTGGCGATAGAGAAAGTTAACTATCCTCTTGCGTGTGAAGAGATGATTGATTCTAGATGGGCAAGTCAGGTAGGAAACCGTGCAATGAAATTATCTTTAGCAATGAAGAATGGGGAATGGATTTGACCGAAGAGAAGAAATGTGACACCTGTGAATGTTACAAATGTGATAAAGAAGAATGTAACTGTGACTGCCACAAGGAGGTAGAAGGAGTACCTGTGTGATTGAGTTTGTGTTAGTGTTTATGATGGGATTAAGAGTAGTAGACCAAAC